CCTACAATTATTACAACTACACCTACAGAAACGAATCAAATTGCTTTAGGTGGTAAAGCGATGAGTTCTATAAGTTCATCGTTAAATAGTTTTCAAGACGAGGAATCTACAGCCAACTTAAATCAAAACTTATCACCTTCAGATACAGGAACTACAAGTTTAACTATTACAGCAGTAAGCACTGATTTAGAAAATGATTCTATATTATTAATGCAATCTTCATCCTCTGAAAGAATTTGGGAAAAAATAAGATTATCTTCTGCTGCAAATAAAGGTGACACATCTTTAAGCATAGATTCTTTTAATCCAACATATACCTACGATGAAACATCTAGGATTCTTTTAAGTAGAGAAACATTAGTTAGTCCAGGAAATGCAGCTACAGTAACTTCTATAGGTAATTTAACAGGGGACGTAACCTCTATTAATAGAGCTACAACTATAACAGATGATGTTATAAATGAAGCTAAACTTAGAGTATCTAATGGACCTACAAATGGTTATGTGTTAACCGCACAAAGTGGTAACACAGGAGGCTTAACTTGGGAATCAAGTACACCAAATTTATTTCAAGGAATAACAGAAACAATTATCATCATACCGCCAAGCGATTTTTATATTACTAGCAGAAACGATTTTTCAACTTACAGCAGGTCAAGTATGGGTGCTGTACGACCAACTGCATATTATGCTAGAAGTCAAATTTATGCAACTTTTTTTGTCCCTTTAAATTATGAAGTTACAAAAGTAGGAATAAACGCAAGTCAAAATAGAAACATTGCTCTAGCGACATCAAGAATAACAAATTCTACTGTTATTTCAAAAGGAACAGGTACTTCAAACACAGATTTAACTTTAGCTACTCCTTATGAAAGTGTTAATGGTGAATATTTTATTTTAATGTTCGAGCCTGGGGCAGTAACTGACCAAATTTATGGAGCATTTGTAACAATACAAGCAGTATAAAAAGGGAGGTTGATTGTAGTGTATCTTTTTGCTACCTTTTCGATAGACTACTTTCACTCCCTTTAAATTAAAATAACAAAATAAAGTAATGCAAGTGACAATAGGATTAATAGAGTTGATAATATCAATAGTTGTATTACTCTCAACTGGTGTAGGTGTTTGGACGAATCTACAAACTAAAGTAACTAAACTTTCTTCTAGGGTATATCACTTAGAGCAATCTGATAACGAATTAAAGGTTATCTTAGCAGATATATCGACTAAGTTACACAAGATAGAATTATTGTTAGCTGCTAATCAAATTAAAGATAAATGAGACTAAGTAAAAACTTTGTGTTATCGGAGATTACTCGAAGCAACACAGCCAAAAGACTTGGAATAGATAATGAGCCGACAAAAAAAGACTTGGAGAATTTGCAAAGGATTGTTACAAATCTTTTACAGCCTCTTCGTGACCACCTTGGTCCTATCAGGATTAGTAGTGGTTATCGTTCCAAAGAGCTTAATCGTGCTATTGGTGGGTCTAATAAGTCGCAACACAGCAAAGGCGAAGCTGTCGATATACAGTTTTGGAAGGAAGGTCAAATGTGTAATAAAGAAGTTTACGACTGGATTATAGATAATGCTGTTGAGTTTGACCAAATGATAAATGAATTTGATTTCTCTTGGATTCACATATCCCTTAAAAAATCTAAGAACAGACGAGAAGTTTTAGAGGCTTATAAAGATAAAGATGGAGATACTAAGTACAGATACGCACCTGATATAATTACATTATGATAAAGAATATTATTAAAAGTTTAGTAGGACAAGCTTCTACTATAATAGACGATGTAGTAACAACTGATGAAGAACGATTAAAACTTAAAAATGAGTTTGAGAAAGTTATACAAGACCACGAGAAGGATATGTTTGCTTTGGAGGTTCAAGATAGAGATAGTGCTAGAACAATGTTTATGGACGATAGCTTCATACAAAAGATATTGGCTATCATCTTTACTTGTGCTTACTTTCTTATTTCTTACTTTATGTTTAATTGTTTTATAACAAATACTTTAGAACTTTCAGATTATGAAATAGGTTTTATCAGTACAGTATTTGGGGCTATGTCAAGTAAAGTAAACACCATCATAGACTTCTTCTTTGGTGGATCAGCAAAATCTAAGTAAGACAATATGCCTTGGCTTCCTAAACCAAGAGATAGACGTACTAAGGCTGAGAAAAACAAGTCTTGGGGTGGAGACACTTCGTTCTATAGAAAGTACGCTTGGCGAAAGTTAAGGAGGGTTGTATTAGACAAGAACCCTTTGTGTGTTCATTGTTTAAACGATGATATGGTTAAACCTGCTGATGTAGTCGACCACATTATACCTATCAAACAAGGTGGAGCTGAGTTAGACGAATCTAATTTACAACCTTTGTGTCACAGTTGCCACAATAAAAAGACTTATTATGAAAATAGACAACAATAGATATAGGAGTAAATATGAAGAGGATGTTTGTTCTAAATTGCATAAAAGTAAAATCCCTTTTGAGTATGAAACTATTAATCTTTACTACGAGATTTCCGAACAGCGAAAGTATATTCCTGACCTTATACTCCCAAACGGAATTATTATTGAACTAAAGGGAAGGTTTACCTCTAAGGATCGGAAAAAGATGTTACTGGTAATAGAGCAACACCCTGAGTTGGATATACGAATGGTCTTTATGAGACCTAGCAATAAGTTAAATAAGAATAGTCGCACAACCTATGCCCAATGGTGCGATAAGAATAATATAAAGTGGGCTAACAAATATATACCGACAGAATGGATACGAGAGACAAAAAAACACCCGAAGAGATAGCTGAAGAAATCTTTGGAAATTGGATAGTGGATTCTACAGACGAAGAGCAAGGAGAGGACTAATTGTCCTCTTTTTCTTTTCCTAAATTTTCTATCTCCAGGTCCAGCATATTTCTATTGTGGTCAACATCATCTGTTTTAGTCATATTCCACTCGTACTTAAATGGCTTACTTTCCTCAAGCTCGATTAACTTTTGTAAATACACAGCTAAATCCATCGCTTCTTCTTGAGCGTGTTTGAGCCAATCTAACTTACTTAAATCTTCTCGCTCCATCGTAGTGCCATATTTCTTTTTACCTACGTCAGAACGCTTTAAAATCTTAAAACAAACTTGTTCTTCTATGCTACTCATAATCTCTTTGGTTAAAACTTTCCACTTACAGTTCCGTTAGGTCTCTTTATAATACCTCCGAATCCATTATCTTCCTTTATACGATCCATATGCTCATCGCAACAAATTGCTTCGGGACTAACTACCTTATCATCAACTACCTTAATTGAATAACTTGATAGCTCTTTAACTTCTTCGCACTTATTACATTTAAACTTTGCCATAACACTCGCTAAAGTACAAAAAAAAAGGACATCTACAAATAGACATCCTTTCCTTATTTCTAACCAAAAAACTTACGAACTATGCAAAAAACGTAAGAACGCTCAAATATAAAAAACTTTTCCTTTATCATACTCTAATAAAGTAATATACTTATAAACATAACTTTTCCTTCCAAAGTCAGTAGATTCGGGCATTGTTCTCCAAACCCAATTATTTATTCTAGTTTTGTTTAAATTAAATACTAAGACAGAATCGCAATCAAAGAAATTAATATACAAACCTTGAGCTGATTTCTCATTCTTAGTCTTTCTTAATATCCTTTCGTACTTGTGCATTTCCAGTATTAATCCTTCAGGATATTTACTCTTAGCTGTATCTAAAGTAAATTTTCTTTGTTTCATTTCACAATAGAACTTCCTTGCATCCCACTCGTAGGTAAAATCCCAAAAATCATACTTTCCCTCAGAAGGGACACAATCAATTTTATACTTACTAGCGAATCGGTCTAACAAGTTTAATTCTTTTTCAGTCACTTTTATTTAATTTAGTTAATATATCTAATTCACTTTTAAGTTCTATAACAGCATTAGCCATCTCCATTTCATTGGCATTAGCTAAAAGCTTTTCTCTTTTATAAGCCATCATCTGTGTGTGTACCCAAGTAAATGCTAACGCACTTTCCTCGAACACCTTTAATCTAGGCTTTAACTTCTCAGCTTGTGGGTGTCCCTCAAATTGTTTCATCATCTTAATCACCTCGCTTTGATGTGCTATAAACTTATCGAGACTATTCATCTCGTCTAAATTCGGGTCGGCTTCTCGCAATAAATTAATTGCTTTTAGTGTAATTTGGTCGGGCATAGTTCTAAAATATATCGTTAGTTGGTCTTTTGATTATCGTTTCTTGTATCGGATCAATTAAAGTTCCGTTCTCATTAAGGTATCTAAACCTACGCAAACTGTAAGAATAAAACAAACAGACAGGTGTAAGCTCAGGTGTAGGTACTCCGACTAACTTCTGAAACTTAATCTTCTGTGCGTGTATCTCAGTAACATTCCACTTCTCACTTTGTGGGTTACGATGGAACACAAGAAAGTTATCTGCCCTATTCCCGAACATAGCACCAAACTCCACATCACTCATATTCGGAGCAGGTCGAGTACCATCTTCGTTTCTTCTTCTGTTAGCTGCTGTTCCTGGATGAACCACTAAGTAGAACATTACATTGTGACGCTTTATAAACCTTCTTACGTTACTTAAAGCATCATAATAGTAATCGTACTTACTCATCTTTGGTGGTGCTTTTAAATCGTTTAAAGGGTCTATAGATATACCATCTATCTCAGCTACTTGCAAATACTCTTCAAAAGATTCTAACACCTCATCTACAGTAGGTGTCTCATCAAATGTAAGCACAGTAAAATGCTCATAAGCCCACTCGATAGCTCTAAGGTAATTATCTTGACTAATCCTATCACTAAAATCTTTATCGGCTGTCTTACCACAATACATCTCAGCTATATCTATCATCAAGTCACCGATAGGTTCGTTCTCAGGACAATACATAAGCCACTTGTAATCGTAAAGCTTAGAAGCCATCATCATTAAGAAAAGTTGTGTAGTGGTTTTTCCGATGTTAGCGAACCCAGTCATTATAGTTAGTTCACCTTTACGGAAAGTGTAGTGAGGGTCTAAAGGTTTAATACCTGAAGTAAGACCCTTTGTGTAACCATTAGAGTAAATTTCTTTACAATAATCAGTTACCTCTTGTTTGGAGGTTACTTTATAAAGAGCCATTCTAGTTCTTCATAGCATTTAGTTGACCTCCTAAGTAATCAGGATCGGGCTTATCTTTTTTATTCCTTGAAATCCACCCTGAAGCTGCCATCTTCCAATCCTTCATAGGGTTCTTACCTACGTTCCATCCTTGGGACTCGTAGTAGTAAAAGAACCTTTCAGCTTCCCTTTTGTTGCTACCTTTTTCTAGGAAGTATGTAATAACTTCTTGGGCGGACTCAGGAATATTTCTTCGACTATTACTAGGTTCTGCTAAACTAATTTTATTGTTAGGAAAATCTAAACTAATATCGTTTTCATTCAATATTTTTAATATAGACTTATGTACTCTGTTATTAGGATTAAGTTTGTTACCATATTGAAACTCTATAAAGCCAGTAAGAAACCATCTTCCATTACCTAGAACGCAAATTCTAGGTTTGTTTAAGTTTACATTATCTAAGAATGATTCTACGTTGATTTCGTGACCTATCAATAATTCAAACATTCTTTTATTCGGTTTGAATATACCTGCGTGGTCACAATTATCGCAAACGTAAATCCAAAATAATTTATCTGCTAAGGATAGGTCTAAATACCAATCCTCATTCCATTTCATCGTTTCAGTAAATCTCTTTGCCATTTTCATTCGTTTTTTCTTTGGTTAAAAAAAAAGTAAAAGGAGAGCCGCATATACGACCAAGTTTATTTGTCTCCCCTTTTACTAGAACAACCTAGCCGTATTGCTTAAAACTAGGATTTAAATATGTAGCACTCACGCAGCCCACTCTCGTATATTTTGCAGCGTTCACGTAGCTTGCTCACGTACTAAGCTCTCCTCGTAAATTAAATCCAAAAACTTATAAATAAGTAAAAAAACGGAGAGCTATAATAAAAGGTTCTCAGGTTTGGTTCTGCAATATCGCACTCTGTAGCTGAGATTATAAGGGTTTAACAGTTAATCACCCACACCTTTGTTAATTAAAATGGTAAATCGTCAGCTTTGTGAAATCCATTAGCAGAAGCTGTCTCTGTTACAGGAGTAGTAGATTCAGTAATCTTTTCACTAACTACTTTCCACGCACCAAGATCCGTGTACCATTTGTTGTTAAACTCTCTTGCATTGATATTAAAAAATACCTCTACAATTTGACCAACTCTATTGTAAGTCATAAAGTTTGCTGTTTTATCCTCACCAAATACTGTGAAGTAAACATCTTTAGGGTACTCACCTTCTGTGGTGATAACAAACCCTAACTTTTTCCATTCCTTTCCTGCCTTAGACATTCCAGTTTCTAGTTTAGCGATTTTTGTAATCTCGCCTTTTAAAGATAAATCTCTCATCCTTTTCGTGTTTAGTTAAAATTAAAATTAAAATTAAAATTGCTCATAATATTGGTCTACGACCTTTAAAAAAAATTCTCTTGCTTGAGGTGTCTTATTCATCTCATCTACACATAATCCTACAAGTGGACTAAGTTCCTCGTGGTAATTTAAATGAAACCTGATTTGAAACTCATCTTCGTTATCTGTTTCTACTACAGATACTATTATACTCTCATCTGTTTCCTCTTGGATTGTCTCGTGACAAACATCTACTCTATCTATTTTCATTGTAGTCAAATATTTTTTTGATTAAATCTACTTTTTTACTTAAATAGTTATTAGACTTTATAACCTTTCTTATCTTACTTGATACGCTATAATCTATGTCACAAACTGTTTCTCTTGAAACTAATCGCTTGAAAGTTCTAAAATCTTCATCATATTCACAATAAACTTTAAAAGTTTTTACAGAATGTAAAACGCTTGAGTGGTCGCAATTAGTTAACGTACCTATATCACAAGCAGTTAAATCTCCATAAGTGTGTAAAAAGTATCTTAAACTGTGCTTTGCATTTATTATGTGTCTTTTTCTACTTGTACTTAATACTTCATCAGCACTAACATTCCAATATTCACAAACTTTTGGTAGACACTTCAACAACCTTGTTCTTGCGTGTCTTGGTAAAACTTCACTTTTCATAATTCTTCGTGTATTAATTTAGTTTTTGGTTGGTTTAACATCTCTAGTAAGCTAACGTACTCTTGCCTACCTTGGTCTATAAAATTTTCAGTACATCTAAATATACCTACTTGATAAGGTTCTTGTGTTTCTACTACTACAAATACAAACTCCTTTGCTCCGAAGCCATCTAAATAGAACGCAGCTTGTCTGTGGTAATTGTATCTATAAGCACTTTTCCTGAACTCACTAATTGGTTTAGAGGTAGTCTTAATGTCTACTAACATATCACCACCATCTACAACTATATCGGCTTTACCTTTACACTTTCGCATCGTGTTAAAATCTATCCAACACTTCGGTACTTCCTTCTCAGAGTTATCTAAAATAGCTTTAACTTCATCAATCCTGGACAACTTGTCCCGAAGATTCAAAGCTAAGTTGTATTGATCCATTCCAATTACAATACCCTCTCTCTCTTCCATCTTAATCTTCCAAGCTTTATTTAATTTACTTGCCATCGATTTAGTTGGCTCAGGTCTATCTTCAGGATTAATTACAATAAACTTACGTTGGAACTCTTTAGGCTCTAATATAAGTGTGTGAACTAAGTTGCCGAATCTTAAAGCAGGTGAGTCTATCATACCTCCACGCTTCATCATATCATAGTACTCCCATCCTTTCTTGATGTAGCCTAGTTGAGAGTTTGTAGTGTACTCCCAGTCTCCGTAGTATTCTTGGTCAGTCTTAAATGTTTTCATTATTTTTTATCTTCTTGGTCATTTACTAATATTGCTAAGTAAGCTGCATAACTTACAATAGCAAGTATAACTAATAATGGTATATACGTGTCCATAATTACTTTAGTTTATCGATTAATTTATTTACAGTATCGTTGCTTTCAAATAGCCATAAAGATAGACCACCTACAACGTGAATTACATAACAAACCCAAATCCACCAAGGGGCATTAGCTACTACTAATATCCAGGCAATAATTATTAATAACATCATTAGTCTAGTGGTGGTATTATATTAGCAGCCTCTTTTAACTTTGATTCACCAAATGGAGAATCTAATATTGCTTTTCTAATTCTAGTTTCACTAGCTGTTGTCATATTGTACTTAATAAGAGCTTGTTCTACTTGAGCCGACTTACCACTCTTAATAGCATCTAACATACTCGTCTCGATTTC